GTTTGCTCCAGGTGGTCTTCAAACTGATCAAGATATTCTTGCTGTAGGTCAACAGGCACAACAAAATCAGTTTACAGGATTCCCATTAGGTGCTACAATATTCCATAGAGCAGAGTAAGAAGAGATAGAAGCTGTCCCTACAACTCCTACTATTACTACTGAAGAAACTGCAGAGTCTTGTGCAGCTAAAGGTATGGACTACAATCCAACAACTAAGACTTGCGTACCTAGAGTAGTAGCCACAACAACTCCTGCACCTTCTGATGATGATGATGGTCCAAGAGTAGAGCCACCTAAGTGGCATGAAAAGTATGACTATGCCGATACAAACAAGCTTGTATCTCAATCACTAGCAACACTTGGTGTTGATTCGGGTACAGAAGAAAAAGAAACTCAAAACACTTTACAAAAGATTGCTGGCTCTATCGGTCAAGGTATTGGTAATATGCTTGAAGGTGGTATTTTAGGCGGTATTATTAGGCAACAAAAGGTTGCAGAAGTTGCAGCTAATGCTCAACTACTTAGAGCACAAGGTAAAACAAAAGAAGCTGAGATGCTAGAGGATGCTATAGACGGTTATAGAGATAAGCATGATATTGAGCCAGGTGGTTTCTTTGACTCTACAAAAACCCTTGCTAAACAATTAGCTGATAAGTATTCTGATCTTACCTATGACGAAGAAAACGAGACTATCATCAAACCAGGTAGTACTACCACTAAACCCCCTACTCCTACTTCCACTCCTACTTCCACTCCTACGACTACTCCTAAACCCACAAAAAGCCCAGCAACAGCTGCAAAATCTCTAGCAAAGCAAGCAAGTAACGCCGATAACTCTGCACAGTTAGCCGCCATTCAGAAAGCACAGAGTATTGCTCAAAAAGCTGCTGATGCTGGTACAAGTATTGCTGAACAAACTCAAACAGGTTCTGGTGGCTATGGCTCCTCTTCTCAAGTAGAGGAAGAAACAGGTGGTCAAGGTGATCAAGGCCTTGGATCTGGCTGGGGTGGAATGAACGCTGGCGGTTTAATGGCTGGTAAACCAAAGACTAAAACAAAACGCCAATACAAAAAAGGCGGACTCGCAGGTAAGAAATAAGGCTACCCAGCTACGGCTGGCCCCAACATAAGGAGAATATAATGCCTGAACTAACAGAAGTAGAAGCACCAAAGACAGCAGGATTTGTTGATCGAGGTTATAACTACGAACGCAAACGTAAGCGTATTGAAGAAGAAGAAGAGGAGATTAAACGACTTGAAGCTGCTCAACGAGGAGAATCTACCGAAGAAGATGAACCCAAAGAAGAAGAAGCCGTCGAAGCGAAAGAGGCCGATACAGAAGTTGAAGAAGCAACGTTATCTCCAGAAGAAAGATCTTTTAAAAAACGATATGGTGATCTAAGACGCCATATGCAAGAAAAAGAAAAGGAATGGAACGAAAAGTTCGAAGCCTTTGAAAAACGCATGAAAAAGGATTCTATTGTTCCTCCCAAGTCTGATGAAGATATTGAAGAGTGGGCAAAAGAATATCCTGACGTAGCAGGTATCGTAGAAACTATTGCTGCTAAGAAAGCTCAAGAAATGTTTAGCAAAGCTGATGCTAGACTAAAAGAGTTAGATCAGGCACAAACAGAAGCACAACGAGTAAAAGCGGAAAATCAAATCCGTAAAGCTCACGAAGACTTTGATGATCTTCGAGCTTCTGATGAGTTTCATAACTGGGCTGAAGAACAGCCTAAGTGGGTACAAGATGCACTCTATGAAAATGCAGATGATCCTGCATCAGTAGTACGTGTCATTGACTTGTACAAAGTAGATAAAGGCCTTACTAAGACTGCAAAGAAAGAGAAGGCCAAAGAGGCAGCATCTACAATTACTCGACGTACTAAGACAGACGTAGATGTAGATGATGCTAATGACGTAATTCGTGAATCAGATGTAGCTAAAATGTCTGCAAAAGAGTTTGAAGCTAGGTCTGATGATATCAACAAGGCTATCCGTTCGGGTAAATTTGTTTACGATGTATCTGGCAATGCTAGATAAAACCTGTTGACAATACTTTAATCAACAGTATAACTATAGGCACAGAGACAAAAGCCTCTTTATGACTACCTTTTGTCTCAACCTAATTCATCAAAAAAGTCTAAAACTAAAAAGAACCACCTGTTTAAGTATAGGCCCAGTAGGCATACGGTAGCGCAACTGTGATCCATCTGCACCCTAGAAAAGGAACAGCCTCTTTGTAGGTGTTTAGCTTTGTTAAGCCAAATATCATGGAGGATTTAATCATGGCTTTTGCAGTAGCGTCAGGTTACACTAACCTGCCAAACGGGAACTTTTCTCCCGTAATTTATTCCAAAAAAGTACAACTTGCTTTCCGCAAGTCTACTGTTGTTGGAGATATTACTAACTCTGATTATTTCGGTGAAATCGCAAACCAAGGTGACACTGTTAAAATCATTAAAGAACCTGAAATCTCAGTATCTGCATATGCTCGTGGCACAACAGTCGCTGCGCAGGATTTGACAGACACCGATTTCTCTCTAGTCGTCGATAAAGCGAACTACTTCGCCTTCAAGATGGACGACATCGAAGAAGCGCACTCACACGTAAACTTCATGGATCTTGCGACCAACCGTGCGGCATACCGCTTGGCTGACCAGCATGACCAAGAAGTTTTGGGTTACCTATCAGGTTATTCTCAATCTGCGTTGCATGGTGTTGCAGATACAGTTAACACAACTGTTAACGGTACTAAAGCAAACACAGCTGCAGGTTCTGACGAACTTCTAGCAGCTAACAAGTTGGATATGTCAGACTTTGGCAACATCACAACTACACCATCTGCTGGTACAACAGGTGACTCTATTCCTGTTGGTGCTCGTCTTCCAGGTGCAACAGCACTGCCAACAGCTTACGTATCTCCAACAATGTTGGTTGCACGTATGGGCCGTTTGTTGGACGTTCAAAGCGTTGACAAAGCGGGTCGTTGGATCGTAATTTCACCAGAGATGATGGAAGTATTGATGGACGAAGATTCACGTCTATTGAATGCTGACTTCGGTGACTCAGGTGGATTGCGTAACGGACTAGTTCTAAACAACTGGAATGGTTTCCGTGTATACGTTTCAAACAACCTACCATCAGTCGGTACAGGTGCAGGTACTACAGGTACTACAGCACAAGACGACAACTATGGTGTGATTGTTGCTGGTCATGACTCAGCGGTTGCAACTGCAGAGCAGATCAACAAGACTGAAACATACCGTGACCCAGATTCATTTGCGGACATCGTTCGTGGTATGCACCTATACGGTCGCAAAATCTTGCGTCCAGAAGCTCTTGTAACAGCACGTTACAACCTAGCATAATCTAACCAATAAAGGGGCTGGTCAAGTACTGGCCCCTTTGTGCTTACTTAAATAAGGACATTCCCTATGGCTATTACAACGGCAATGTGCAACAGCTTCAAGCAAGAACTACTTGGGGGTGTTCACGATCTGGATACAGATACAATTAAGATTGCACTTATTAAAGATACCCCAGTAGGTACTTATGGTGCAGCTACTACTAATTACAGCAACGTTACAGTAAACTCTGATGAGGCTACAGGCACTAACTACACTACTGGTGGTAACACACTAACTAGTCCTGTTATTGCTCTTGATGGCTCTACTGCTACTGTAGACTTTGCAGATACAACTTGGTCGTCAGCTACAGTTTCAGCAGATGGTTGTATCATCTATAACGCATCTCAATCAAATGCAGCTATAGCAGTTATTGACTTTGGTGGTACTAAGACTTCTACCAACGGCGACTTTACTATCGAGCTTCCAACAGCAGACGCATCTAACGCTATTGTCCGTATTGCATAAGGTTTATACCTATGGCCCTACTTCTTAAAGATAGAGTAAAAGAGACTACTACAACTACAGGCACTGGTGACGTAACACTTGCTGGTGCAGTAGAAGGGTTTCAAACCTTTGGTGCTGTACTCTCTAACTCAGACACAACCTACTATGCCATCTCTCATAGAAATGCTGATGAGTGGGAAGTAGGGCTAGGTACTTACGATAGCACAGCAGGAACTATTGCTAGAACTACTGTACTAGAAAGTAGCAACAGTGGTTCAGCAGTTAGTTTCACTGCTGGCACTAAAGATATCTTTATCACACTCCCTGCCGAAAAAGCAGTGGCACTAGATGCTAATGATGATCTAAGCATTGGCAATATTACTACTAGCGGGTATCTACGTGGTCCCGCTACATTTACTATTGATCCAGCAGCATATGGTGACAACACAGGTACACTAGTTGTTGCTGGTAATTTACAGGTAGACGGTACTACAACCACTATCAACTCTACTACAGTTTCTGTAGATGACCTCAACCTTACCCTAGCATCAGGTGCAGCAAATGCAGCAGCAGCTAACGGTGCAGGTATTACAGTAGACGGTGCATCAGCTACCTTTACATATGACTCAGCTAATGACCGCTGGGCTATGAACAAAGACTTAGCTACTGACATCGTAGGTAATGTTACAGGTACAGTCTCTTCCCTTAGCAATCATGACACAGATGACTTAGCAGAAGGTAGTAACCTATACTATACCACTGCACGTTTTGATACTGCATTTTCGGGTAAGACTACTACTGATCTAACTGAGGGTACTAACCTCTACTATACATCAGCTAGGTTTGATACAGCATTTAGTGCTAAGAGTACAACAGACTTAACTGAAGGTACAAACCTTTACTACACTACCACCAGAGCTAACACAGACTTCGATACTAGATTAGCTACAAAAGATACAGGTGACCTTGCAGAAGGTACTAACTTATATTATACTACAGCCAGAGCAAACACAGCAATAGATACTCGTGTAACTAAAAGTTATGTAGATGCTTTGAATGTAGATGCTGACACACTAGACGGATTAGACTCTACTGCTTTTGATCCCGCTGGTGAAGCACTGGCTCTAGCTATAGCACTAGGATAACAACATGGCAAATACATTTAAAAACTATACATCAGCAAGCGTAGGAACTAGTGCTACTACGGTCTACACAGTTCAATCAGCTACCACTTCAGTTACGATTGGCTTAACTGTAGCTAATACTACAGCAGCACAGATTTTAGTAGATGTACAATGTGCAGGAGTCTACGTGGTTAAAGATGCACCTATTCCAGCAGGATCAGGTTTATCGGTACTGGACGGTAAGATCATCCTAGAAACCACAGACACAGTGGTTGTCACAAGTGATACTGCATCTTCAGCAGACGTTATTCTGAGTGTATTGGAGCAAACATAATGGCAGGTTACTTAGGTTCAAAAGCAGTATTGCTTAGTACCACTGCTGCCAGTGTTACGGGTAATGCTACTATTGGTGGGGAGCTGAGTGCAGATACTGGACAGTTCGACACAAGTCTCAACGTTGATGGCACAATCACCAGCGATGGGCTGACTGTGGAAGG